TTTTTTTCTCCTATACAACGTCAATGTCGTTGTTATAACTTGTAAATCCGTTTTCTTTAATAACGGACAATATATTATTAACACGACCAGCGAGTTCGTCTCTGTGTGATACTAACCATACAGACTTTTTTCGTTCCCTACTGATTTTTTTAAGAATAGCCAGACTGTTTTCAACACCCGAACTATCCATACCAGAATCAACTAGTTCATCAATGAACAATAAGTTAATTGGCTGGTATAAGTTTTCCCAAACATCTCTGAACGCCCAACTTAACGAAAGTATAAGTCTGTTACGTTCACCTCTGCTTAGGTTGTCAAAATCTAAATCTCTACCATGTTCCTCTATTATTACCGTTAAATCGTTTTGGAATACAACACTGTGTGGTAATCCAATACGTTCTAAATAATAAGCAAGTCGTTTGTTTAGAAATGCTAGATTCTGATCAATTATACGTTTACGAATAAACGAATCTTTACTAGTTAAAAGTTTCATTAAAAAGTCTTGATGATCCTTAACCCTAGTTAACTCGTTTACTGTATCGTACTTAACCTCCTCAATGCCATGTTCTTCCATTTCTTGAATTTGTTCTAGATATGGATCTTCCTGGACTTTAAGGCTCGTTAATTCGCTTTGTAACTTGTCTAAACTAGACCTGTGGTTGTATGCATCATCTATTTTGTCATAGAATACAGTAGGTTTTGCACCTAACTCGCCCATACTTGCTAGTTCAGATAGTAGTTCTTTCTCAGTTTTTCCATTAGTTTCTAAGACAGATACTGCTTCAGTTAATAATTCTTTTTTATCTTTAAGTATGTCTTCATGTGTATTATCGTGTAATTCCTGCCCACAAGCATAACACTTGTGTTCTTCTAAAGACTTTACTTCTTTTTCTAATTTTACTTGATTGTTAGCATAACGTGTAGACTCTGTTACAAGTCTATCTAGTTTATCCTGTAAGTCTGTAAACTTTCTTGCTTTTTCTGAATACGTTGTTATTAAGTTGTGTGCTTCTATTTCTTTTTCAATATCAACATGACTTAGTGATTCAAATGCAGATTCAATTTGCTCAACGTCCTGCGTCTTCTTGTTAATCCACATTGTGCTTCTACGTTTGATAGCATCAATCTGTTCTCTAATCTTGTGGTTTGCATCACCGGTTGCTTTAATTCTGTATTCTTCTTGTGTGATTAAATCTTTATTAATACGCAACTGTTCTTTTAAGGTGTCAGCCTTATCACTTAATAATGTAATACCTAACAACTGTTCAATAATAACTCGTTGTTCATTGTGCTTTAAACTTAAGAACGGTTGTGTGTAAGTATTCAGTGCAACAATATGTTTAAACATATCGTGACTCATACCTAACAAACGTTCTACTTCTTTTTGTGTTTCTCTACTGTCGCCTTGTGCAGTGTCTGATGCTTCTTGTTCAGTACCATCTACATAAAATTTTAATAAGTTAGGCTTCCTGCCACGTTCGATACGATATGATTTACCGCCTAATTCGAAGCCAACTGTAACTAGCATACTTTTGCCGTTAGTTTTGTTTACTAAATTATCTTTACGAATGTTAGTAAGTGCATTACCGTATAATGCGAAACTTAAAGCATTGATAATAGTAGTCTTACCAGTACCATTTCTGGATCCATGGTCTCCGCCACCTGTGTCCAAGTTCTCACCTAGTACAAGTGTTAAGTCACTTCTATTAAAGTCAAGTGCTTGAGTACTGTTTCCAACACTCATGAAATTCTTAACAGTTAAGTTGTTTAGTTTAAACATTAATTAAAGGTTCCTGTATATTTCCATTAAAAGATTTGGATCATATAAATCTGATTCAACTGAAGTGAGCTGAGTCATAACAATACTGTCTACACTTTCAAAGTTTATTTCTGCTTTTTCATCAAATGCTACATCAACTTCTTTTTGTTGTATAAGTGCTATTTCTCTAACATCATATTGTTCGTAAAAAGTTTCTTTAATAAAGTTTGCTTCCTCGTAACTAATGTTAATATCTAAATTAACTCTTAGATAAGACTTAGGAAGAAGTATTCCTTGTGGGTTATCAAGTAACTGACTTAACTTTAATACTTTATACTTGGGTGCATCTTCCCACTTAACATAGTAGTGTGGAACACCCCATTCTAGTATCATTGCTCCACGATCATCATCCCAAGAGTCAGAGTAGTTATGTGGGAAAGCATTTCCGATGTATGTAATATTACCTACTTCTTGACGCTTGTGGAAGTGACCGGTAAACATTCGTTCAATACCTTGAAAGTCTGAATGTTTAATTTCTCCATGGTCTGGCATTTGTACCATTGCATTCATATAAAAGTTAGGAAGTTCAAAATGTCCTAACATATACTTTGCATTTAGTTTTTTAAGCGACTTATATTCGTCACCTACTAGCCATGGAACTATTGCGACATCACCTTCTGTAGTGATCTCGTCAAAAAGTCGTACATTTGGTATATGTTTTGCCCAAGTGATACTATTAAAATCTCGTTTGTCTTTGAAGTACTCGTCGTGGTTACCTGGTATGAAGATTACTTGATCAAATGCTTGACTCAGTAAAGTAATGGCTTCTACACTGTGATTCAGTGTGGCTACATTAATACTGGCTCGTTGGTGATGCCAATCACCTAAGAACAAACAGGTTTCACAGTTTTTCTCTTTTCCTTGTTCAATTACCCACCTCACAAAGTTAACACAATCTTCATTGTGTGTTAGACTGTTGCTTTTGTTTCCGAAGTGAATATCTGTAAAGGCAATGGCTTTCTTAAATAGATTACTCATGCTTTTCCTAGATTTAAGTTACATACATTACTATAATACTGTATTCTGAGAACAATGTCAACCTTTTTTGGCGGCTTTCACTTTAGTGTTTTCATTAAACTTATCAACACGTTTTTGTTCTGCTACTGTGTCATTGGCATTTTGTCTAGTAAAACTAGGTGCTAAGTCATTCATTTCCAATATATCATCTCTAATGTTTTGGTTACGTTTTTCAATGTTTAGTACTCTTGTAAAACTATTTGTTATTGCCGCAGTATAATATGCAAACGGATTGTCTGATTTACTTTCGTCAAACTGTAGTCCTATTTGTGCTAACTGTAATAATGCTTGTCCACGCATTTCATCTACATATGTGTAACCACGCCAGTTGTATCTGTGACTGTAACGTTCACATAACATCATATACATATGTGCTAACTTGTTTGTTACTTTACCACCTGATAAACTAAAGTTGCCGTTTTCCATTCCGCCTTCCCAATGAGACTTGCCACAAATAACTAATTCGCCAGTTGCATTAAATCGCCAATGTTGGAACGGAGGAAAATTACATTTAGTGTGATGATCTGCAACTGTCTTAGGATTCTTTTTACGTTCACTGTCTGTTGGAACGTGTTCAAAAGTCATAACTCTAAAAATCAGTTCTGTTTTTTCGAATGATTTAGGATCAACATGGAAGTCTGCCATCTTTTTTCCTTTAATAGTATTATTCTTATATCCGTTTTTTGCTATCCTATCTGCTCTATTTTGCCGAGCTTGAAGAATTGTTGCTTTTTTAATTTCCTTTTCCGAATGTAAAATAATATCGAAAATCTTTGCGTCATCATCTAAGAACGACCCAAAAGTGCTTTTAGATGTATGTATTTCTGCTAATAGGTCTCTATTGTTGAGGTAATTTCGTACTGCCATATTTTTGACTCCTTAAATTATATACTCATATTATACACTCGATAAATACTAATATCAAGAGGAAAGATTAAATAATTATGACAACTTTTAAAGACGGTATTATTTCGAGGAATGGAGTGAACTTAGGCATTCCAGACCCCACAAACACTGCTTCTGCATCAGGTACTACTCAAACTGCCCAAACCGGCAAGTTTAGTATTGCGGGTGCAACCAAGGCTTTTTCCGATAACATAGAGCAATTTGGTGCAGACTTTAAGGATATATTAGAAGATCCTAAAGGTGCACTTACAGAAATGCTTAATGGAGATCCTGTTACTGCTAGGTTAAAAGGTGCTGGTATTGACAAAGGTGCTAATCCTAATGATAAGTTGGCAGAAATTGCGGCTTCAAGTTCGACAGTTGGCAAGAATAAAGATGATCACAGAGTAAGACTGTCTTTACCACCTGCGGCTAAAATACATTATCAAAAAGCAACAGTTCCTTATTTACTACAGCCGCTAGTTAATACTAATGGCGTTATCTTTCCTTATACTCCACAACTTATATTCCAGCATAATGCTGATTATAGTCGTAGCAGTCCTACACATAGTAATTATCCTCTTAATTATTACAGTGCAAGTAATGTGAGTGACATCTCCATGTTTGGAGAGTTTGTTAGTGAGAATGGACAAGATGCAAGATATGTACTTGCAGTTATAACTTTTTTAAGAGCCGTTACTAAAATGTTTAGTAACAGTGACGACCTGGCAGGTAATCCACCACCAATCCTAAGATTAAGTGGACACGGACAATACTTACTACCAAATGTCCCAGTAGTAGTAAACACAGTTTCGATTACTATGCCTAATAATGTTGATTATATTACTATCCCATCAGGTGGATTAAATTCACAAGGCAGAGCAATGACAACAAGAGTACCTAAAAGTTTAGATATTAACGTTGGCTTAACACCAGTATACAGTAGAGCTCAAATGAGAACATTTGGTGTAGATAGGTTAACAAGCGGACAATTAATTAATAGTAAAACAGGAGGATTTATTTAATGGCTGATTACAGTGCAGATAGTCCTTACTATAAAACAGAAATGTTTGGCAATTATTTAGATGTGTTAAACCGAAGACCAATTAGTGCAAACCCACAAGACCAGCAACTAATTATAAACGCAACTTATGAATTTAGACCAGATCTGTTAGCAAGTGACTTATACGACAATCCAAAATTGTGGTGGGTATTTGCCGCACGAAATCCAAATACAATTAAAGATCCTATATGGGATATGAAAAAAGGTTTAAGAATCTTCCTTCCAAAACAAGACAGACTGTTCAACGAACTAGGAATATAATATGGCGTTTCAAGACGACTTAGATAAGTTAAAGAATTTCTCCGGTGGACTGCCAACAGGCCCGTTAAAAGATTTAGCGGCTAATGGTGTAGGCTTTGCAGAAAAACTTGGCCCAGTTGTTAAGAAGATTGAAGATAGAGGAATACAAGGTATTGGTCTTGATAGTAACTTAACAGATGTTATTGAAAAAACAAAAGAACAGTTTGCGAACTCTGACGATGCAGTTTTAAACAGCGGAGCAATAAGAGAAGAAGACGGCACGGCTATTCTCGAAGCAATAAATGAGAAAGCAACAGACACATCTGTAAACAACGCAAAATCAAAACCATTACGAATTAAAGTTACTAACGGATTTTACGAACGTAAAAATGTGATGCACAGTTTAGCATCGTATACTTACAATTTTGAATTGTATATACTAACATACGAAGATTATAATCAGTTTGTAAATGATCCAACTTTTAATATTGAAAATTCCCCACAGCGTTTATTAATTAAATCGGGTGGCGGCAATTATGCTAACAGAAATCCATTTTTTCAAACAGATTTCTTTATGGACGATTTAGAAATTGATAGTATCATTAGTCCAGGAGGCTCTAACAAAGGTGCAATTAATACAGGAGTAAGTTTTAAGATTTCAGAACCATACGGTATGACATTGTTAAACAGTTTAGTACTAGCGGCAAATCACTTTGGTGCTTACAACTATATTGAACAACCTTATTTGTTAAAAGTAATGCTAACGGGATTTGATGCCGAAGGTAGACACGTTGGTAATGCGTTTGCTGGCAAACGTACTAGATATATTCCTATTAGATTTACAGATTTTAAATTTGGTACTAGTGAACAAGGAACTACATACGACATAACAGCAATTCCTTATCACAGTATAGGATTACAATCGATTGCGTCTACTATTCCTGTTGATATGCAAATTGAAGCAAAGACAGTGCATGACTTTTTTAACGTAGCATTAACACTTGATACAGGTAAAGAAGAACGAATACCTGCAGGACCTCCGGGTCAAACTATTATGGTACCCATAAAGCAATTAGAAAAAGGCTTGACTGGATACTTGAATAAATTAGAAGACGATCATGTAAAGTCAAAACTAAAAGCAGTACCGGACATTTATAATTTTGAAATAGATCCTGACATACTAAAGTCTAAGATTGTTTTACAAGATGTAATGGATTTAAGTAAAACAGCAAATACAAAAGATGTGGCTAAACAAGCACAACAAAGGTTTACAGATTCGTTTGTATTTGACGAAACAACTAAAACATATAGTATAAGAGCAGGTACTAGTATTGTTAATACAATACATAGTATATTACGTTCGTGCGAATATATGACAAACCAAGTTGTAAGTGCTGACTTAAAAATTGAAGGTATGAGTTTCGAAGAATACCAAGAAGTTGCAAACAAACCTATTGACTTTTATAGAATTGTTCCTAGAATAACATTAGGCCCATTTGATAAAATTAGAAATCAGTATGCCAAACTTATTACATTTGTTATTAAGAAATACCAAATGCATGGTAAAGATTATGAAAACCTAGGACAAAAACCAGTTGAATATATTTCAAAATATTATGATTATTTTTACACAGGAAACAATACAGATATTTTAAGTTTTGATATCGAGTTTAATGCGGCTTACTTCCAAACGTACACTTATAATCAAATGCAAAAAGCAGGATCATTTCCAACACCGTTAGCACAAACAAAACTTGAAGCATTACACGAAGGACAAACTGCTAAAGCAGGTAACGATCCTATAACAAAATGGACACCTTATATAAGACACGTTGTTACACAATCAGGAACAAGTAACGATATTAACGATCCACAAGTAAGTCATAAAGCAACAACTATTGATAACTTTATGCAAAATGTATTTGATCAAGGTGCCGACTTACTACAAATGAATATGCGTATTGTAGGCGATCCAAGTTTTATACAAAGTAAAGATTTAAGAAGTGTGTTAGTAGGAGATAGTGACGATTATTATTTGCCAGATGGAAGTTTAAATACAGATAAAGAATGGCACATATATGTTAAGTTTAGAAACCCAACCGATGTTGACGCTAGTACAGGCTTAATGAAAGGTTTTAATGTAGACGAAACAGGTAAAACTAGTGTTAGTGTGCCCAGTATTAATGGACAATATAAAGTATACAAAGTTACTAGCAACTTTTCAGGCGGAACATTCACACAGAATTTAGAATGCGTTAGGGAACGTAAGCAAGAACTCAATGTTATTAAAAAGAAAGATGATAACACATCTAGTAACAGAGTAGATAATTTAGAAAGTAACAACACAAATACCACACGACTAATAGGTAAAGTAGATACTAAAGGCAACAAGATAACAGAAGCTCAACGTAATATGAATATGTCTGCAGATGATTTTGAATATACACCTGACAAGTATTTGTCATCTGATGCAAGGGGCCAACTTGAAAATGGAAACGTTGATGAATTCTCAAATGTTGGACCACAAGGAATTGGCACTGAAAGCCTAACTTCGAGAGTTAAAAAAATTACGCCAGACATAGTAAAACCAGGAACAGCAGATAACTTCCAAGGTGAACACCCATTCGGAATACAAGGTGGTGACATCACACAAGAAGAATTAGACTTAGGCTGGACACAAGAGGATTTAAGCGACTAGTATGCCAACATTTCAACAATATATTAATAAAATCAACCCAGACTTAGATGTCAATAAAAAAGGCTCTATAGTTGACCCCGGACCGTATGAAGCCATTATTAAAAACAACAATGACTCGAGACGTACTGGGCGTATGGATGTTTACATTGCTTCACTAGGCGGTATACCTGATGATCCGAGAAGTTGGATACCTGTAAAGTATATGAGTCCGTTTTTAGGAACAACTGATCAAGGTTTATTAGATAAGCAAGAACAAACTGCAATGTATAGTTATGGTATGTGGTTAACACTGCCTGATCCTGGAAGTAAAGTAGTTGTTGTCTTTTTAGAAGGACAGAGAAACAACGGAGTTATAATTGGTTCAGTAGTAGATGATGTTGCTAATCATATGACACCTGGATTGGCTAGTAGTAAGAAGTGGCTTAAAACAGAAGAAGTAACAACATTATTTCCTACTCTAGAACCAGATACAGACTTTTTACCAGTAACAGAATTTAATACTAAAGTTGTTAGAGATTCGAGACAAACAAATACAATTTATCGTCCTGTGAATATCGAACTTGCTAAAATTTTAAAAGCACAAGGTCTTATTGGAGATAATATCAGAGGGCAAAGTTTTAGTACTCCTCAAAGAGAAAACAATAGTCAAGTGTTCGGACTTTCAACACCGGGTAGAGGCGATAAAGATCCAGCATCAGATCCAGCATTAAAAACAAAAATGCAAAACGGAGAAGCAACTGCTGAAGATTTACAAATTAGAAAACGTTTCCCAGGACACAGTCTTGTTTTAGATGATGGTGATTCAGAGGGTGCAAGTAAATTAGTTCGCTTACGCACAAGTACTGGACATCAGATATTAATGGACGACACAAATAACTTAATTTATATTGCAACAAACAACGGTAATGCTTGGATAGAAATGTCTGAGCATGGTAAAATAGATATACATAGTGAAGATAGTATTAGTATACATACTGCAAAAAATATTAATATGACTGCGGAGAAAAGTATTAACTTAGAAGCAGGCGAGAAAGTAAACATTAAATCTATGGTTGATATAAACTTGGATACAAACAACATTAATACAATGGCACAAGGAGATACAAAAATTACTTCGGGTGCAACATCACATATTAACTCGGGCACTTCGCATTTAGAAACTGCAACTGCTATTCATATGAATGGTGGAACAGCGGCAAGTCAAGCGGCAAGGATACCAACAAACAATGTACCAACTGTTAAATTAGAAGAAAAAGAATGGATCGCAGGACCACCTAAGACTTATATTTCAAAACGTGTACCACAACACGAGCCATGGACAGTACACGAGGACACAACCCCTGGAGCAGATGACTCATGATGGGTAAATTCATCATAACAGCATTTGTTCTTGGTTTTATAATTGGGTGGATAGCCGGTGGGTTAGATACAAACATTGACCCTAATATGTTTGGTAAAGGGATAGTAGGATAATGGGTATAGCCATTCACAGACACGGTGATGACAGAAGTTGTGGAGCAACAACAGTTGTTTCAAATCAAAGTACAGTTACAGCCGATGGCTCATTAGTATCTGTACAACCAGATGAAAACTCACATGGTGGCGGTCCTTTAACTTCACAAGCAAACGGTGTGTTTATTAATGACAAGTTAGTTATTAGGAACGGAGACCCAGGAGGTGCTGATCCTGTACCTGGACACGTTGCCACACCAGCATCAAGTGGAAGCGGAACTGTATTTGTTGGCTTTCCAACTGCAAGGGCATTAAGTCCTACAACTATTGCTTTTGAAATAGAAGACCAACCAACACAAACACCTATTACTGATCAACCAGACAGAGCAGAATCAAACACACCAGGTGGCGGCGCTATTGCTCCAAGAGTAGATGGTGGTCCATTTGTTAATGCAGGTGTAGAGTTTACTCCAGGCGAACCGAGTCTTTGCACAAGAACAGATATCGGAACGTTATCTGAAAGGTATGAGAGTAATGGAGACCCTGCCGCAATAGGCAGAGATAGAACAGGTGGTTATAGTTATGGAACATATCAAATTGCAACAAAAGTAGGAACTATGAATAGTTTTATTTCTTATATGAATCAGTATCCAGATATGTATAGTCAATTACAAAGTGCAGGCGGCAACGCAGGTGCAACTAGTGGAACAACGGCATTTAAAAATACTTGGATATCGTTAGCCGCAGATCCCCAATTTAAACAAGCACAACACGACTTCATACAAGTAACACACTATGATAAATTAGTTAAAAAAATTAAAAACGACACTGGCATAGACATATGTGATGGAACGCATTGTAACGGGCTACAAGACGCAGTATGGAGTATAAGTGTACAACATGGTCCTGGTAGTAGAATATGTACAATAGGCATAGGTGCCGCTGGAGCAGATCCATCAGATGACGATATAATTAATGCAATTTATAACGAACGAGACAATGTTGGCAAGTATTTTCGAAGTTCGACAGCAAAAGTAAAACAAAGTGTGGCAAACAGATTTACATATGAGCGCCAAGGTGCTCTGCAAATGTGTGGAATTTAAAGTAGGTAAATACTAGTATGGCAATATATAAAGGTTATTCATCAGTAGGTAGGAATTTTGAAGGAACTGAAATGACAGATTCTTCACTAGTTCGTGCTGATTTGTTAAATCATCTCAATACAAGACCCGGCGAACGTCTAATGCATCCAGATTTTGGTTGTTTAGTTTGGCAGTATCTTTTCGACCCATTCACTGATGGTGCTAAATTTAACATAATTGAAAACCTTCAAGATATTGTTAAAGCAGATCCTAGAGTAGTACTCCGGGATATAGAAGTTGCTGAATTCGAACATGGTTTATCCGTATCACTAGACTTGGTATATGCAGAAACGAACGAAGTAGAGACGATGAAGGTCAATTTTGACCAACGTAACTCTTCTGCCGTTCAAGTATAATATACCCAGTTTAAAATACGAATAAATACATATAATAGAGCGTGGATATTAAATAATGAGCACCAGTAAAAGACAAAATAGCCTTTTTGTATCTGAAGATTGGACTAAGATCTATCAGACATTCCGTGACGCGGACTTCCAGTCGTATGACTATGAGACGTTGCGTTCAACGATGGTTCAGTACCTACGCAATAATTACCCAGAAGATTTTAACGATTATATTGAAAGTTCAGAGTTTGTAGCTCTTATGGACTTGATTGCTTACTTTGGACAAAGTTTGGCATTTAGAGCAGATTTAAATGCAAGAGAAAACTTCTTAGAAACAGCACAAAGAAGAGACAGTGTATTACGTTTGGCAAAACTTTTAAGTTACCAACCTAAAAGAAACCAGCCAGCAAGAGGTATGTTAAAGATTGCTAACATACAAACAACTGAAGATGTTTATGACAGTTCAGGACGTAACTTGTCAGGAAGTTTCATTGTATACAATGATAACACTAATCCAGATTATCTAGAACATTTTGCAACAATATTAAATGCAAGTATGGCAAGTGCTCAGAGTTTTGGTAATCCTGCATTATCAAAAACATTAAGCAGTATTAAAACAGAATTATACGAACTTAACACATTACCTGATACTTTACCAGTATTACCATTCACAGCAGATGTGGCAGGCGAAAGTATGACCTTTGAAGTTGTTAACGGAACATTTCAAAACAAAGAATATATTTACGAGAAAAGTCCTAAACCGGGCAACACATTTAATATGTTCTATAGACAAGACGGCAAAGGTGCAAGTTCGAGCAACACAGGTTTCTTTGTATACTTTAAACAAGGTTCACTGGAATCAGTAGAATTTAATTTAGAATCTGCATTAAGCAACCGTATTGTTAGTGTAGACAAAGATGGAATTAACAATGATGACATTTGGTTATACAATATTGATAACCTAGGAAACGTTGCTGACGAATGGACTAAAGTTCCAGCAATAACAGGTGCTAACGTAATTTACAATAGTTTAAGTGAAAACGTTCGTTCTCTTTATGCAGTTAACAGCAAACAAAATGACCAAGTAGACTTACTATTCGGTGATGGAGTATTTTCAAATATTCCAGTAGGTAACTTTAGAAGTTATCAAAGAGTTAGTAATGGTAGAACTTACAGAGTTAAGCCCAACGACATTAAAGGAATTAAACTAGATATTCCTTATGTAAGCAGAACAGGTGGCGTAGAAACTTTAACAATTGGTTTAAGTTTGCAATACACTATTGATAATGCAACTGCAAGAGATAGTATCGAAGATATTAAACTAAAAGCACCACAACAATACTACACACAAAACAGAAT